ATTCCCTGTACTCTGGTTTCTTTTACTGGACTAAATGATTTAACTTCGGGATGGTCAATGTTCCAGATAGCGTCAGCAATAGCATTAACTGAATCAACGATTACACCAGACTCTGGATTTCCTGTTGCTTTTAATATGGCTGACTTAATATCTTCTTTGTTCATTGTGACTGCTTAAACAGTAGATCTAAATGTTTGCGTTTGATTTCTAATGAAGCAAGTTCTTCCATCACAGTTTTATCGTAATCGTCTTCACTTGAAGTGTCCATAGGTTTATCTTCTCTCAGTTTAGAAACAATTTCCATCATGAAGTCAGCCTGATCGCTAGACAACATTTCCCCGTTGTGCAATTTAGCCATAACAACTTCTAACATATCTACATCTACATCTGCGGCTTCAGCAAGTATGTCCATAGATCTTACTGAGGCTGAGGTTGCTTCATATGCTGGAAAACCTGTAACAATTGAAACTTCATGTAGGCGCACTTCTTTTAATTCTCTTGTTTGTCCATCGTTTGTCCAACGATCCCCACCATTAGGAACAGAGAAACCAAAAGACATTGAATTGACGTCACCTCTTTTCATTAGCACAGAAAGATCGCGACCATCGGTGGTGTCAGGCAAAATTGCTTCTGCTAACAAACCTGTTGAGTCTTCAACAAGTTTTAATGTTTTAGCGCGAGTGGAACCAAGAACTTTGTCCATATTGTGGTTCATAAAAAGTTTAATTTCATTACGAGATTTTAAGGAACGCTTAAATGCGCCTGGCAAGATTCTTTCAGTAAAAGGAAGTGGTTCAGAGTCAGAGTTAAATACTGCAGCGTATCCGGTGAATCGCATACCATCTGATTGTCCGTCTTGAATTCTTAACTCAAAATCAACATCATTTTTGACTCTGCGTTCAACTTTGTTTTTCATTTTTGCTTCCTTTTCTTTCATTAGTAATATATTAACACTTGCCCATCGTTTTGATTCTTCTTCTCTGATTCTTGCAACAACACTTTCTGCATATTTCATTGTTCTTTCTGCGTTGGATTTGCTTGGTCCAGAACCCCAAAGTAAATGGGCAACAAGCCCTGCCCCTGGATAACCGGAATCACTTGAATTATTGTTTTTAGGCGCATCAAGATCGGGCATATGTCTAGCGATCCATGCAGCAATTCTAATCCATTTGTCATCTGAAACTTGGCCGTCAGCCATAAGTCTTGCCTCACGAATAGTTTTTTCTGTTAAACCATCGCCACCTTTGCCCTCTGCATTTAATTTCAAACCACGTTTGGCGGCATCTCTCATATATTGTGGTGCATCTTGGTTTATTGCTCTTGAAGAATTAGGGCTGTCTGGAATATCTGAAACATTCAATGCAGTTATTCCAAGCGTTCTATACATAGAGCGCATTGTTTCATTGTTATCTATTGCCAAAATAATGTTGTAATCTTCTAAAAGTTTTTGTGCAGTAACTTTCTTAAAGTTTTCTGTCTCCTCAATCAACCCAGAGTTCATAAATAATCGACTGTAATTGATTTTAAGATCCGATAACTGTTTTACTGTTTCATCTCTACGTGAAACATTTCTGCCAGTAACAATAAAAATAGATGTATCAGTCATTTCTTCTAAATATGTATTGGTTTCTTCAATTCGTCCATCTCGCCCAATCAAGGTTCCGTCAATATCAACAATTACGGCAAGTGGGCCAGACTCAATTCTTTCTCCACCTGGCTCAATATCTTCAGCAATTGAAACAGCAACCATTTGATCAATCGCGTCTTGTTTGTTTTCGTGACAACCAACGACTGTTCCGTCAGATTTTATTGTTGCCCACCCTGAACAATCAGATGACTGATCGGTAATAAAATATGGCATTAAAGAACCTGCCACATAACATTTAATTCTTTATCTGCATCAGATATTGCCCATAATGCATTTCCTGGTTGTAAAACAAATTGATAATCCTCACCATTGTCTAAATGGATACCAGTAGAAATAGTTACAGCATCTGAGCCACCAAACCAAATATATTTATTAGATGATTTCTCTGCATTATGTAAAATTACCTGAGTTGGATTAGATTGTGATGACAATATTATTATTGCCGCTGTTCCAACTGTGTATTGGGCTGTTTGTAAAGGCATCAAACCATCCTAAAGGATTAGAAGCAAATCTGCTTCATCTTGTATTGTAGAAAAGTCTATCTGACTTTGTCCCTGAGCGCTAAAAATTCCTGAGTTAAAAACAGCGTTTCCAAAAACTGTTTTAATTAAAGGCTCAAGAGGTTCAATTTCGTAGTTAATAATTACAGGTTTAATTGCAGGCTGTTCTAACTTCTTTTTGTTTTTAACTTGATAATAACCATTTTTTGAACCATAGGGTTGTGAGGGCTGAGGTGGAATAGATGATTGGGCTGAGGCTGTTAGTTTTCCGAATAATGATTTGGCAACAACATCTACTATTGGCAAAGCGTTGATATTTGCATTCAAAGATCCTAATGAAGATGTTGCTGTAACTACCTTTGTCACAATTGTGTTAGTTGTTGAAATCAAACCATTTAGAGTTGCATCAAATGTTGGAAATATTGTTGGCAAAGTATTGGCATTTGCTGTTATTTGACCAAAACTTGCAGTCCCTTGTGCTAAATGTGAAACACTTACTTGGGCTATCGAATTTATAGCGCCAAGAGTTGCTGAACCTGAAACTAAAACTATTGGAGTGGATTGTACTGTTGCAGATAAATTACCTAAATGGCTAGTTGCAACATCGTTTACAATAATTGGGATCCCAGAACTTAAAAGATTTGCGTCAAGTAGTCCACGTTGAGTAGAGTCAAGAATTAATGTTGCTGGTGTTGATAAATAATCTGTATCAAGTTGTCCAGTATTTAGGACAAATTTTGATGCCATAGTTTAACTAGCGACAGTTAAAGACGCAGTCAGGGAACTCGAAGCGATGGTGTAAGTATCGCCTGCTGTGTAAGGGTTACCTGTAATTGTTCCTGAAAACAAAAAGTTACCTGTTGTTAAATCGTCCCAAGCAGTAAAATGTGTAGCATCTTCTGATCCTGCAATATTTGTCCAAGTAATGTTTGCATCTGAAACAATAGATCCGGCAGAAGCCACTCCAAAAGATACAGATTTGCGTGTAGTTTCAACAGCAGGGTTAGATGTTCCGTCAATTCCTGGATCTCCAACATGTAATTTTATATATGGGGTAGTAACCGAAAAGGCTGTTGCGTTACCCAAAGCATCTAAAAAGTTATTTGCTAAATATGCACTTAATCCAGTTGCCATTATTCTCCACTACTTTCAATAATTCTTACTATATGGTTGTTTTCATCTCTTTCAACAGTTCTGATGAGAGGTTTTTGTTCTGGTGTGTTAATGTTTACAATCGGTGGTTCAACATTGATTTTGGTTTGTGGAATATTAACTACTGTTTCTGGCATTTGAATATTGATCTCACTATTACGAGTCACATCATAAACACTCGATGGATCTTGAGCATCTATTTGAGCAACAGACTGTAATTGGTTACTTGGAACACCTGTGTGAGTAATCGCTGGCAAGTCAAGTGCTTGCATAACACTAGCCGGATCGAAACCTGCTCCAATAAGTCTTGTAGCCATAGCGACTTTTTTGTCTTGTTCAACAACGTCAGATGAAGCAAGGTTAATGTTAGCCAATGGCACACGATTAATATCACCATTAATAACAGGTCTAAGGTCTTCAAATCTACGAACATCATTCACGGAATAAAAACCACTTTGCAAACCAATTGAATAACCCTGTATGCGTGTTGTATAATCTCCACGCAACAAACCATCAACATTAAACTTGATAAATGATTCACTTGGCAACAAAGTTGAATAGGCATCTTCAAGTTTTGCAATATATGGTCGAAGTGTGTGTACAACAAAGTTAATATTGTTTTGTTCAACTGATGCGTATGACATAGCGCCAGCAGTTGTTATACCAATCATGTGTGGTGGAATTCTGAACATTCTTGCAACTTCTTCAATCGCAAGTTTTCTTGATTCCAACATTTGGGCTTCATCTGGAGCAACACCTGTTTTTACATATTTAGCGCCAGAGTCAAGGATGCCTGTTTTATGTGCTTTCTTAAAACCTTTGTGTGCGTTATCGAAACCTGATTGCAAACTCTTTGCTTGTTCGGCTGTAAGTTTCCCTGGAAACTCAATAATGCCATTAACTGTTGCGCCCTGACCAAAAAATCTGGCGGCAAAAGATTGCAGAGCCGTAGCAAGACCAAGATTGTCTTTTAGTTCTGTTACGCGACTTAAACCTGTTAATGCTTGTGGTTTGCGTATTTCAGTTATGTGTAACATATCTGAGGCTGTAACAACTCCAGCATCATAATTATCGATTACATATTCAACTTGTTTATTTACAGAGTTTCTTTTAACTTGAACTCTGAAAGGATCTAAACAAACAAGATTGGCTACATCTCCGTTGTTATCTCTATACACTCTCACATATGCGTTGCCGTCTAGTAGTAAAGAAACCAATACTTGTTGGTAGTGCTCGCTTTTTAATAAATCAATATCTGGTTTTTGCACCCAAGTTGGTCTTGGACGATAGGGAACACGATCACCATTTCTTCGAATAAAAGAATCAACAGGAAGAGTAGAGATTGTGTCTGAAATTAAAAGTACACAAGTATAAAAAGCGCTGATTCGCATAGATGTAATTTGGTCAATATTTGTACCGGACTGCGTTTGCCAAGCCAAAGACTCGCCTGAACCCCAAATAGACTGAAAGTTGATTGCGCGTTTCTCATTAGCGCCAAAAAAATTACCAAGCATTACTTACCACCTATTTGTTGTGCAATACCAAAAACAATTAACGCTACACCTGCAACGATAACCCCTGCTGGAACAAATATCAACCCAAAACCGACAGACAAAGTGGCTAAACCAACAATTTGTATTATGGTTGAAAACAAAATTTCTCCTTAATAAAAAAACTCTGGGACAAGAGGGTCTGAATCTGTTCTTGAAACAGTTGCTCTGTCAAAAGCAATAATACTAGCAACTGCGGCATCTATTTTTCGTGGAGATCCTCTATGCTCTTTTACTATTCGTGGTCCAAGTCTATCGGTTTTCACAACAGCATTTGAAATATGGCGCGCAATTAAACCATTACCATCATGATTTAACTTTTCCCCTGTAACAGCATCGTAAAACTTGGCGCAAGCAGGAATCATTCTTGCCGCAGAAGTAGATGGCCACTCAACAACAGGTAAATCTAAATCTTGTAACACTTGCATTGTTCTTTGCCACCTGAAAGGATCGCAAGCAATCTCTCTTACGCGATACTTTTGGCAAGCCTCAATGATTGCGTTCTCAACTTCTAAAGCATCAACACGCCAATCATCTGAATCTTCCGGTTGTTTCTCCCACGCTTGCACTAAAAAAATGAATGGTTTTTCTTCTATCGTGACCCCAACCACAACAGATGCGTCACCAGAAAAAGATCCATCAAAGCCTAAAACAACTTCTGTTTCGTGAGTTAATTCTTTTTCAATGTTTAATTTGTCCCAACTTCCATTAGGCAACCACGCTGTTTGTGATGACACCCATTGATTACAACGCTTTGTTCTAAATTCAGACTCAGGTGTTTTCCTAACCATTGACTTAAAATCTTCAGGATCATTAATGTCTCCAAATCCTGGATTAGCCAGTTTCCAAGTGTCCTCTAAATGGTGATCTGCTTCTGCTGTGGCTTCCCACCAAGACATAAAAAATGTTGGATCATAAACTTCTTCACGCGCAACCTTTTGTCCATATTGGTACAAGTTGTAGGCAATTGAATCTTGTCCGGTGTTGTCTGATTTCACTCCAGCAGTTGTGATGGCAAGCAATAAAGGAGATCTTCTGGCAGCCATACCAAGTTGCATAACATCGTATAGTTCACGATTTGGTGCAGCATGTAATTCGTCATAAATAACAAGGCTTGGTGATAAACCCTCTTTGGTGAACGCTTCAGAAGATAAAGCCCTGTAAATAGATCCGGTTGCTGGTACTTCAATAACATCCCTGTACAAATTAACTTGTCCCATAAGATCCGGTTCAGCCTCAATCATTTTTTTAGCATCATTAAAAACAATCTTTGCTTGATCTTTATCTGCGGCACAAGAATAAACCTCACCACCATTTTCCCCAAGAAACAAACCCCACAAAGCAATCCCAGAAGACAGGGCACTTTTTCCATTTTTTCGAGCCATGCCGACAAGGGCTGACCTATGTTTTAGTTTGCCATTCTCAACAGCAAAAATATGTTGAAGTAGATCTTCTTGCCATTGTCTTAAAACAATTCTTTCACCAGCGCGACCTGCAACAGTATCTTTTGTTTGTATAC